CAGATTTTGAGGATGCCTGCTGTGTTGGTGTCATTGCCAACGGACATGGCCTTTATTCCACCCTTGATGACACGCCTCGCTCGAATAGTAGCCGAGTTTGCTGTCCAGAAGGGCGGAGAGGTGGGTGTGCCAAATGCACTGACTTGGTTGGTGGTTACAGTCGGCGCATCGTAGATGGTGCTGCTGATATCACCGGGGTAGAACGCAAACGCGTTAGCGGTCTGTGCCGCCTGCTCCGACAGTGTGTGGATGAACGACATCGACACAAGTGTGGAACGTGCTGCGCTCGCGTCGTTCAGCTTCCTCGGATCCATCGGGTGCCACCACGACGTGAGGGACAGTGCTGGGTTGGGTTTGCGGCGACGCAAGCGTCGCGTTGAACCAGCAGCTGCACCTGGCCGCGATGGTTTGGAGCCACCCTTTCGTTGTTTGCGTGGCCTTGCCATTTGACATGGGGTGTTGCTTTGTGCGTATTGTGTTGTGGTATTGGTGTGGTGTGGTTGTGGTTGTGTTGTGGTATTGACGTTTACCTATTACGTAGTGACGTCAAGAGGGTTGGAGTCCAACTAGTTGTGTTGAGTGTGGTTGAATTCCTCTCGGTCGCGGCGCGTACTTCAGCACCGCGGCTCCTTTTGTGAGCCACCGTTCTATGGCCTTTTGGTAATCGGGTGTGATATCGAAGGCTTTGTATACACTTAGTCGTGCCTGCCAGGTTGGCTCGCGAAACTCGCGCGTCATGCCACGCGCCAGAAACTCGAAACCCGTCCTTGGCGGCAGATTAAGCTGTCTGATGGTGACACCGCGATTGAGCATATAATAGAGTGCACCGAGCACGGGTAAGTCCCCGGCTAGCGCTTTGCCACAATCACTGATCGCCTGACAGACGTGTACCCAGCTGCCCTCGTCACCAACGTTGTTGAACGTCACCAAGTCCTTGCGGAGGCACACCCGAGGGTCACGCATCATAACCCATGCGTCACCATCGAAGACGGGGTGCGCCCCGCAGAACTCAACCTCCTCGAGTACGTACTTGGGCATCTCGCGTTTAAGTTCGAAACCGTAGTCTGCAAAGTGGGAGTTGATGTCCTGGAGAAAACCCAATCGGCGATAGGTGGTTTGATCCATTATCGCACTCGAGTCATCCCCATTGATTGTCATCCTCACTAAGTCGTACCACCTCTCGCCTAGGCGATCCTCAAAGTAGTGCGCATACATCAAGGCGACTAGTGTGGTGTTCCCTAGTCCCGTGTTTGCATCACCACTCATCCTACCGCCCGGTCGCGTGTATTCAATGTCCCCGTCTGCTGCGTTAAAGAAACAGCGACATTGTAATTGGTTGCCCAAAACTCGGTACATCTCGTGTCGGTCCGCACCATGGAAAAACAGTCCGTAGATCTTGTGCTCGAACCGTAGTGCATCCTGGTGGACGTGTTGGTCCATCCGACTAAAGTCAAAAGAGACCTCAACCGGATGGGTGAACCGGCTCCAGTTGCGATTA